TTAGGACTAGCTGCATCTAATGTGTACAATAATTCCTTATTTACTATATTTGGTCCTCTTGAAAATCCCATTTACTATTCCATTGGTGGGGTTTGCCATGCACTTCCAGTTAATATAGTTAAAATTTCTTCATAGGTATATGGACCTTCTTTAGTTGTTAAAGAGGATACACTTGAAGGCATTGAACCATTATATTTAACTAAAGTTTGAGAACCAGAATTATTTAATCTTAAAGTATTAATACTAGTTTCTCCTACTTCATTAAAATCAATGCTTGACGTTTCCGTAGTATTAAATATTATATAATTTTGGTAATGCGCTCCCATTTAATATTTTATTATAAATATTAGACAGTTCTTTTTACAATAGTAGGAAAAGATGTAGTAGCAGGCTTATG